AAATATCATTATCCAATTGGAGAAGATTATTTAGTTTATTTACAGAGGAAACAATGAGAAATTTATTTGAAACTTTTATTGATGTAGGCAGTGGGTTAATTTTATCTACTCTAATTCAATATTTTATATTTCCATTTTTTGATTTACACCCAACAATTCTTGAGAGCTTTCATATAGCTGTAATATTTACAATTATTTCAATGGCTAGATCATGGTGTTGGAGAACTTTATTTTCAAGGAGGAGAAGATGAATCATTTAGATCTATTTAGTGGTATCGGTGGTTTTAGTTTAGGTTTAGAAAAGGTAGGTTTTAAAACAATAGCCTTTTGTGAAAGAGAAGAATATTGCAGATTGTTGCTGCAAAAACATTGGAAAGGAGTTAAGATATATAATGATATTAAAAAATTGGAAGGAAAAGACATCAAAGAACCTGTCGACATCCTCACAGGTGGTTTCCCCTGCCAGCCGTACAGCGTTGCAGGAAAACAAAAAGGTACCGGAGACGATAGATATCTCTGGCCAGAAATGTTTAGAGTCATTAAAGAAGTACAACCAACATTCGTGGTTGCAGAGAATGTGCGAGGACTTATTAACATCCAAGACGGCTTGGTCTTCGAAACAGTGTGCTCTGACTTGGAAAGTGAAGGCTTCGAAATCCAAACGTTTATTATACCAGCTTCAGGCGTCGGTGCCCCACACAAAAGGGAAAGAGTCTGGATTGTGGGCTACTCCAAACACAATGGATCACTTACCTCCAAGATCAAAAGAAGGAACAATAAAATTAATGACAGGTCAGAGGAAAGGGAGAACTCGACCATCAAACCTAAGAGAACAAGTGGACGAACAGACAATGCAGCTTTGGAGAACTCCAGACGCACATTGCGACAGGGGACAGAGTTCACCGGAGAGAATGAAAATAAAATTGGAAAAGAAACTACCAATAAGTATAAACGATCAAGTCGCACAACGTGGGGATCGTGGGAGTCTGAACCCGACGTGGGTAGAGTGGCTAATGGGATACCCGGCAGGGCACACAGACTTAGAGCATTGGGAAATGCTATCATCCCCAAAATCGCGGAAGAAATAGGAAGGGCAATATGGAAAACAAAGAACCAAAGTTAAGAATACTATCACTAGGAGCTGGTGTACAAAGCTCGACAATGGCCTTGATGGCAGATGCTGGAGAGTTTGGTGTAAACGGGTTGGGAACCTGAACCGGTAATTAAGCACCTTGAGTACCTTAGAAGCGTTCTAAGTTACCCTGTACATATAGTCAAAAAGGGAAATATTCAAGATGACATCCTCACGGCTCTCGCACCAGGTGGTAACCAATTTGCAAGCGCTCCATTCTATACTTTAAACGAAGCAGGTAAGAAAGGTATGGGGAGAAGACAGTGCACAAGGGAGTACAAAATAACTCCAATTGCCAAAAAGATAAGAGAACTATGTGGACTTAAACCAAGACAAAGGTTTCCTAAAACTGAACACATAGAAGTATGGGTAGGTATATCAACTGATGAGGTAATGAGAATGAAACCCTCAAGATTTTGGTGGCAGAAAAATGTATGGCCATTAATTGATAAGAAAATGTCTAGAGAAGATTGTTTAAAATGGTACGAAGGTAAAGGATTTAAAATACCAGTTAAGTCTGCGTGTATTGGCTGTCCATTTCATGACGATAATTTCTGGATTGATATGAAGAATAATCGACCGAAAGAATTTGCATCTGCTGTAGAATTTGATAAAAAGATGCGTATGCATAATCCAAAAGTAAAAAACTTTGTACATAGACAATGTGTTCCTTTGGATCAAGTTAAATTTAAAAATGATGATGGCCCCGACTTGTTTAATCAAGAATGTGAAGGCCTTTGTGGAGTGTAAATGACAAATCAAAAAGATATTAACCAAGCGTTTCCTCAGTATACTCAGGTAGGCGGGAATCATTATACTAAGTTTGAGATTCAACCTTATGAATTTATATCAAAGAATAACTTATCATTCTTCCAAGGCAACGTTGTGAAATACGTTTGTAGATATTTAAAAAAAGGTGGAATACAAGATCTAGAAAAAATAAAACATTATATAGATTTAGAAATACTTAAACTTAAAGATGACAAAAAAAAATAGTATAGGCAAGAATTGGAGCCTACACTATAGAAATTTGTATGAACCAAAGATTAAAAGACTTACAGAACGTTACAATGAACTTTACGACGAGAACCAAAAAATGAAAAAAAGACTTGAGAAGTATGAAGGATCTAAGAGAATGGTTTTATATTATAATAAAAAGGCAACAGCATGACAGGTTTACAGCTAACATTTAATTTAAAAAAACATATCTGGTCATGTCCATCAGAATACAAAGATCTAAGTAATTACGATGAGATCGCAATTGACTTAGAGACAAGAGATGAAGGTATTAATGGTAAGCTTGGAGCTGGATGGGCAACGAGTAAGGGATACGTAATAGGTTTTGCAGTTGCTGTAGAAGGATGGCAAGGTTACTTTCCATTCAAACATTTTGGTGGTGGTAATATGATTGAACCACAAGTTATTCAATACATGAAAGATGTATGTGCTTTACCAGCTAGAAAAATATTTCACAATGCACAATACGATGTTGGTTGGTTAAGACAAATGGGTATTAAATTAAACGGTGAGGTAGTTGATACAATGATTACTGCAGCTGTGATTGATGAAAACAGATGGTCTTATAGTTTGAATGCATTGGCTAAAGATTATCTTGGTGAGCTAAAGTCCGAAAACGATTTAAAAGAAGCTGCAAGAGATCACGGTATAGATCCTAAAGCTGAGATGTGGAAGTTACCTGCAGAACATGTAGGTTTCTATGCTGAACAAGACGCAAGACTAACATATCTTTTATGGCAAAGGTTCAAGCCGGAGATCCATAATCAAAATTTAGATACTGTCTGGCAAATGGAAACTAAACTATTGCCTATACTAATTGAGATGAGAGAGAAAGGTGTAAGAGTTGATGTGGAGAAAGCCCATCGATTAAAGAAAGATTTTCAGGCACAGGAAAAAGAATACTTAACAAAAATAAAGAACCTAGTAGGAAAAGAAGTAGACATATGGGCAGCAAGACAAATAGGCGAAGCCTACGACAAGTTAGGGATAGATTATCCACGTACTGACAAAACTCATGAGCCATCTTTTACATCTAATTGGTTAGCTAATTCGAAACACGAAATTAGTAAATTTATAGCACAGGCTAGAGAGATCAACAAGTTTCATGGTACATTCTTGGATTCAATTTTAAGATACGAACACAATGGGAGAATACATGGCGAGATCAATCAGCTTAGGTCTGACAGTGGTGGGACTGTCAGCGGCCGTCTGTCTATGGCTAATCCTAATCTTCAACAGTTACCAGCACGTAACAAAGATTTTGGACCAAAAATCCGAGGTCTCTTCTTACCAGAAGAAGGTTGTAGATGGGGGTCATTTGACTACAGTCAGCAAGAACCACGAATGGTAGTCCATTACGCAGCCTCTATAGGAGAAGGGTACGAAGGTTCTAATGAACTTGTAGAGGCTTATTCTAATTCAGAAACTGATTTTCACCAAACTGTTGCAGATCTTGCAGGAATTGAAAGAAAACAAGCTAAGACAATCGGGCTTGGTTTAATGTATGGCATGGGTAAAAACAAACTTGCTAACTCATTGGGTTTATCAACTGACGAGGCGTCTGCTTTGATTGCAAAGTACAATAGAAAGGTACCATTTGTAAAACAACTATCTGATAGATGTATGAGAAAAGCTAATGATGAAGGTGTTATTAGAACTAAAAAGGGTAGAAAATGTAGGTTTGACATGTGGGAACCAAAAGATTTTGGTATACATACACCAGAAACGTTTGAAAATGCATGCTCTAAGTATGGTAGACAAAACATTAAACGAGCATTTACTTACAAAGCATTAAATAGATTAATACAAGGATCCGCTGCAGATCAAACTAAACAGGCTATACTTGCCTGTTATGAAGCAGGATACTTACCTAAAATACAAATTCACGATGAACTATGTTTTGATGTCGAGAATGAAAATGATGTTAAACAAATAAAAGAAGCGATGGAAACTTGTATGGATTTCAAAGTTCCTAGTAAAGTTGACGTTGCTTTAGGAGATGATTTTGGACAAGCTACATAAAAATGAGATAGTAGGTTATGGCACTACTATCTGGCCATTGTATAGAATCTGGAAAAACAGATTAGAGCTAAGAAAATTTGAAGAACTAAAAATAATTCATGGTACCCATGCTGAATTTAAAGGTACTGTAAGACGTGATATTGAGAAACAAGGATTGCTATGCCCTATAGTTATAGACCAGGATAATCAAATACGTAATGGTAACCACAGATTTAAAAGTATTAGAAAACATGCAGACGCAAGTTTTTTCTATGTTGCAAAGTCTGATGAAGAGGTTAATTTTTTTTCCAGATTGAATGTATTAACTTGGAAGCTGCACCCAAACGTTGAAAATATTATGGAGGAGTTATGGCAAGGCAAGATGAAGAAGTATTCAGAAAAAGTACCCCACCTGTTCACAGAAGATGTGAGAGTTGTAAAACCAAAATAGCGGTAGTTATTGAAGATAAAAAATATTATTGTGGAAAGTGTCTCTGTTTAAAAAAGGGCATAAATCCCCAGGGTAAAAATTGATTTTTTACAACGATCTAAAAACTACTAATTAAGCAGTTTTTTTGTAAAGAGTTTCTGCATCAAGTACGCTTTGTGTATTGATTGCAACCTTTAACTCTTTAATTTTAATATCGATCCACTTCATGTCAGTTGTTACTCTACCCTGCGCTAACGCCTGGCTGGCCCATTTGGACTCCAACTGAAGCTTCTCCGATATCAACTTTTGCAGTGCCATTATCTAGCTCCTCATAAGTTAAATGGTATCGACGCATTCCACGACCGAAACCATCGGGTTCTACAGAATACTTTTTGTTATTAAGATTCTGCACAAAGCCTTTAATCGCTTCCTCATCATCTACAGCATTTACGACACTAGTAAAAAACAGCCCAGCTGCGTAACATTGAAAGCGATATTGCTTCATAAGATTATCTTATCGTATTTATTGTGTTAAATCAAGTATTTAGCTTATTGTTGTCAACTACACAAGTGATTTTTAATGTGGTTACTTTAATACCTTGAGAGGTTAAATTAGCCCCTATTTCATTGACTTTTTTGACTGCTAGCTCTTTACATTCAGATTCTCGATAAAATTTTATTGGGTTCTCTTGAATGTAAGAACACCTCTCCATAGCAGATGAGAGATCAAGTACACATAAAACACCTAATAAAAAAAATTCCGACATAAATTAATATAGCACAGATTACTGCTTGACATAGACCATGGGATTTCTTATATACATGGGATATGAATATTAAACTAAA